GGAGCTGAGTCATTATCGATAGCTTGGCTCCATCCTGTGACTAAGGGTGACAACTGGTGCGGTGACTTTGATGGCTATTTGGCTGTTGACTATTTGCCCGGCAAACACGAGTGGGATACTGGTGACGAGAATGACGAAGAAACCCGCTGACGATCCCGTCGCGCGAGCTGAGTTGTTCGCGCTGCGCGCCAGGATCAAGAAAATGGCGAAACGCTGGGGCTATTTACCAGACGAGCTCGCCGAGGCACAGGAAAGGGCCGGGCAAGATCCGGCCGCGTGGACGGAGTTGGTTGACCATGACGAGCGAAGAACTGCAGCCAGGCCGTGAGTACGTCGTGAGTGGGTACCCGTTTCGGCGCGAGACCGTGGTATTGCTCGGCGAGGGTGGGGTGTATGAGGCGGAATCCTGGATTCCAGGGGTGACCTATCCAGATGACCCATACGGCGGTTTGCCTGTGGCTGATGGCCTGGGGGAACTTCTGCTCACCATAGTCAGCCTGCACAAGCCGGGGAAATACCCGGAGCGGGCTTTCTACGTGAGGCAGTTCCGAGGCCCAGATGGTGAGATGTTCGGGAAAACAGAACTGCGGGTCGCGTCAGTGAGAAAATTTCGCAGGTTGCTGAGCGGGTATGCGCACCCGTTCATGCTGGACGAATAGGGCGACTGGTTGGCACCAGAGGCGAAGGCGTTACCCGGCAAGCCGAATACCGGGGATAGCAACCGGAGGGCAGGACGATGTGAATCCAGCCGTTAGGAGCGGCCAGTCAGTATCCACACGCAGGGGGGGCGGCCGTCGATCGGGAAACTGGCGAGCCGTCCCTATTCGAACATGGGTGTTGCGTAAAGAATCAATTAGTTGCGAATAAGGAAATAGCTGCAACAGACTGATTTGCAAAGAATTTGACAATTGCCCAGTTGCGTTCTATTTTTTCCCACGCTGGATCACTGCCCCTGTAGCAATGCCACAGCATCGTTTTCTCTTTCGGTTTTGATGATAAGGTTATTGGCCCCGCGCCTCAAAACGCGGGGTTTTTCTTGTGGGGTACCGGTATGGGCAACTCTCAGAAACTCTCCAGGCAACAGGAAATCTTCGCCGATCTACTGTTCAAAACCGGGAAGCAGAGCGACGCCTACCGAGAGGCCTATCCCAGATCGAAAGCCTGGAAACAGGCCCATGTGCACCAGAAAGCATGCCTATTGGCTAAAAATGTCAAGGTAATGCAAAGACTTAGCGAGCTCGAGGCCGCAAAACAGGCGAAATACGAGGCTGAGGCCAAGCGCCAGGGACTCGACGCCGAGACGGTCATACGTGAGCAGGGATACACGGCATTCGCGAACATCGCGGATTGTTTTACGGACGACGGCCGGCTGCTCCCGATCAAGCAGATGCCCGAGCACATGCAGCGCGCGGTGAAGAAGCTGAAGATCCGCGGCGTGAAGACGGACGACGACTCGGTGCAGGGTGTGGTGGCAGAGATCGAGTTGAACGACAAGCTGAAGGCGCTGAAGGACATCGGCGAGCACTTGGGCATGTACAGAAAAATCCACGAGCACCACTGGGTGGATGATCTCGCGAAGATGACTGAGGCCGAACTGGAAGCCGAGGAACAGCGCATCGACGCGGAATTGGCGCAGGCAATGGTCGAGCGCCATCAGTCCGGACTGCAAGGGTGATTTGGTGCATGGCCTCGCGGAGCGAAAAGACCCAGTAGTCGAGCTGAGGGCGCAGCGCCTGGCGGTGAGGCGGGCGCGGTCGCTGCAGCGTAAACGCGAGGCGCTACAGTCAGATTTCGGCGCTTTCGTCCAGTGGGCGTGGCACATCCTGGAGCCTGGCCGGGCGCTGAGGTGGAACTGGTCGATCGAGTTGATCTGCCGATTCCTGAGCGACTTCGCCTTCCGCAAGTTCCGCCGCGGCATCATCAACGTGCCTCCGCGCAACATGAAGTCGATCCTGGTCAGCGTCTGCTACCCAGTCTGGGTGTGGATCCATGAGGCTGAGAAGCTGAAGGCTGACGGGGTAGCGGCGGCCGAGTTTGTCGGCGCATACCACCAGTTCCTGTGCCTCTCGAACTCTGATCCTTTGGCGCTGCGTGACGCCTCGCAGGCTCGAAACCTGATCGAGCACCCTGATTTCGTCGAATTGTTCGGTCACTTGGTCGAAATACCGAAGGGCCAGAACGAGAAAAGCTACTACCGCAACGCCAGCAACGGGCACAGGGTTTCCCAGGCGATCCGCGGCACGCTGACCGGCAAGGGCGGTGATTCGATCCTGATCGATGACCCGCACGACGCAGAGAAAGCCCAGTCCGACGCTGATCGGCAGGCCGTACTCGACGCCTACGCCGGCAAAGTGACCAGCCGCCTCAATGATCAGGCGAACGGCGGTATCCTGCTGATCATGCAGCGGGTACATGGCGGTGATCTCGTTGATTTCGTTACGAAGAAAGACGGGTTGTGGTCCGAGGACAACCCCGGCGGCTGGGTGCACCTGGTCCTGCCGATGGAATTCGAACTCGACGAGCCGAAGCGGGCGAACGGCATCATCAATCCGGCCAAGACACTCGGGTATCACGACCCGCGCCGCAAATCCGGAGAGCTACTTTGGCCTGAGCGGTTTCCACATGATGCTGTGCGCCGGCTCGAGAGTGACCTGCGCGCGACATCTGGCGTCTACGGCGCTTCGTGCCAGCTGCAGCAGCGCCCGGCCCCGTCGGAAGGCGGCATTCTGCGCAAAAGTTACTGGCGTCGCTGGCCTGACGACAAGCCGCTGCCGGTCTGCGAGCACGTGTTCCTCAGCTGGGACACGGCCTACACCGAGGCAGATCAGAAGCGGGCCGCCTATTCGGCACGCACCGCATGGGGTGTTTTCTGGGACGAGCAGGCGCAGGCCTATGCGCTGATCCTGCTGCATGGCTGGGCTGAGCAGGTCCCATATCCCGATCTGCGCAAAAAGGCCCAGGACGATACCCAGCAGTTCGAGCCGGACGCACACCTGATCGAGAAGAAAGCGAGCGGCATCAGCCTGGTGCAGGACCTGCGCCGGGCCGGTAAGCGTGGCCGCAGGGTCCGTCTGCGTGCGTACATGCCGGATCGCGACAAGATTGCCAGGGCACACGCATCAACTGCCACCTTCTCGGCCGGCCTGGTATGGGCGCCGAATCGCCAGTGGGCAGAGAAAGTTATCGAGGCCTGCGGGCTGTTCCCAAATGGGGCGCCGCCAAGCGCTGACTACACCGACACAGTGACCCAGGCCGTGCTCTATCTGACGCGCGGTTGGTGGGTTGAGCATCCGGACGACAAAGACGACGAGGCCATTGTCGGCGGTGAATACCGCGACGAGGACGACGACGAGGTGAGGACGAATGCCGGTTTCTATGGCTGAAGACAATGTGATCCCCGGGCCGTGGGATAACGTCGAGGACGATGAGCGCCTGCGTCGCATAATCGCGATGGCCGAGCAGGACGGCGTCGAGATCCTCACTGATGACGAAGCGGCCGAGTACGAAGCAGCCACGGCGCCTGAGAATCGCGGCGATGCGTCGATGCACTACGCGAACCTAGCTGATTTCGTTGAGGAAAACGTCCTAGACCGCCTCGCGACTGACGTGATCGAGTGGGTGGAGCGGGATGAAGCCTCGCGCGCAGATTGGTATGCCAGGGAGCGCAAGGGTATTGAGCTGATGGGCCTGATCGACGACACCAAATGGGTGGCGCCGTTCAAGGGGGCTTCTCAGGCGGTGCATCCGCTGATCGCCGAGGCCTGCACCAACTTCCAGGCCCGGGCGATCGCCGAGCTCTGGCCAGCAGGCGGACCGGTCAAGTCCGTGGTCATGGGGTATGTGACACCTGAGCGCGAAGCCCAGGCGCAGCGCGTCGCTGGCTTCATGAACTACCAGTACACCAGCGTCATCGACGGCTTCGACGAAGAAGACCGCATGCTGATGCGCCTTCCTATGTCTGGGTCCTGCTTCAAGAAGCACTACTTCGACCCGGTGCGCAATCAGGTCCGCTCAGACTACTGCGAAGGCGCAGACATCTTGGTTCCGTATCAGGCGAGTAGCCTGGAATCCACCCCGCGCTACACCCACCGCATGCGCATGGGCGGAAACGAGATCCGCAAGCACGTCAATGCGGGCTGGTACCGCGATGTCGGTGAGGCGTACAACACGCCGCTCGATGAAGGGATGGATCTCACCGATGTTCACGTCGCGATCGATGAGGCCGAGGGCAGGGCGCCGATCGAGTACGAGGAAGACGGAACCTACCGGATCCTGGAATGCGTGTGTGACCTCGACCTGAAGGGTTTCGAGCACAAGGGCGTAACGGGGCGCAATACCGGCATTGGCCTGCCGTATGTGGTGACAGTAGATGCTGACAACCAGCGCGTGCTCGCCATTCGCAGGCAGTGGCGGAAGAACGATCCAACCATGCGCCGCCGGGTGCAGATGACCCACTACAAGTTCCTGCCTGGATTGGGTTTCTACGGCTACGGGTTCATTCACATCATCGGCGGTCTCGGCCGGGCGGCAACCGGCGCCCTGCGCTCGATGCTGGATGCCGCCGGGTTCGCCAACATGCGTGGTGGATTCCGGTCTCGTGATGCCAAGCTGAAGACCGACGAGCCGATCGGCATGGGCGAGTGGCGCGACACCGACATGACGGCCGAAGAATTGGCCAAGTGCTTCTACCCGATCGACTACAAAGAGCCGAGCCCGGCCATGTACCAGATGCTGGGGCACCTGGATGAGTTGGGCCGCAGGTTCGCGACGACAACCGAACATGACCGGTGAGGCCAACAACAACGGCCCGGTCGG